TTGACATATTATAAAATATTGCTAGTGTGAAGGTATGAAGAATAAGAATAGTAATCATATTTTGATAGAAAAATATATAGAAGAGGTGTCTAGAATTTGCAAAGAAATGAAGGGTACGGGTGATGAGCATACGCATAGAAAGCCTTTGATGGCACTTTTAGAAGGACTTAGTGACGGTGTAAAAACGATAAATGAACCTCCTAAAAATGATGTTGGACGTAAATTAGATATTACTGTATTACGTAATAATCGTGTTATAGGGTATGTTGAATGCAAGGGTACGGATAAATATTTGCTATCTACAAAGGATAATAAGAAGCAGAAAGAGGAAGATATGAGGCACGATGAGGTAGGTAAGAACTATCTGTATACTAATTATTTAGGCTTTGAATTGTATAGAGGACAGGAGTGTATAGCGTCTGTAGAGCTTCTGAGAAAGAAGGATAATGATGTATCTAAGGTATCAGAATATGCTGTACAAGATACTATTGACCTTCTGAAGCTATTTGTAGGGTATGAGGGTATAGCTCCTAAGAAGCCTAGAGACTTAGCGTCTATGCTTTCTAATTACGCTAAAATGCTCTCAGATGGGTTTGTAGCAAGACTTGAAGTGTCTTCTACAGATGATAATGTAGAGATTGTAAAGGATTATATGATGATACAAAAGAGGTTTTTAGAAAGCTTAGATTATAAAACGTTCTCTAATTTATACGCACAGACGATAATATATGGATATATAGCTTTATATCTGCACGCTAAAAAAGAAGGAAAGAAGCTCCCGAGCACCCTTACTTTTATAAAGAACCTATTTAAACATATAGAAAATGTACAAGAAGAGAATGATAATAGCTTCGGAGTGGGTTATAATGCTATCATAAAAGAAGTAGAATGGGTACTTAATAACACGGATATAGAAGCTATATTTACAGAATATGAAGAAGGAAAGGGTACTAAACTTGGTATATTATATTTTTATGAAGACTTTTTAGACTGTTTCGATAAGAAGGGCAAAAAGGATAAAGGCGTATATTATACTCCAGAGCCTGTTGTAAGTTTTATGGTAGAGGCTTTAGATAGCATATTAGAGAATGATTTTGGTATAGTAGATGGGCTTGCTAGTGAAGAAACTATAGCATCACATACTGAATATAAACAACGTGTGAAGGTATTAGATTTAGCTACAGGTACGGGTACGTTTCTTATAAAATGCTTAGAAGCTATAAAAAATAGATATGGTAATCAATATAATAAAGAAATAGCGAAGAGGGCTGTAGAGCGTTTAAATGGCTTTGAAATATCAATGGCAAGTTATACTATAGCACATCTTATGATGGAGTATGTGTTGTCAAAAGATGGTGTTTATGATAGTACTATAAAGTTTAATATAGCTCTTACAAACTCTTTAGAAAATACTAATTTAGAAGGTGCAGATGATATATTACTCCGTGATGAAGCCTCTAAAATAACAGCTATAAGAGATAAGAAACCTATTATGTGTATCATTGGTAATCCACCCTATAATGCTAAAAGTAAGAATAAAGGAGCGTATATAGAAGGGCTTATGAAGTCTTATTTTAGAGAACCTAATAGTATTAATAAACTTCAGGAACGTAATTCTAAGAATGTAAATGATGATTATTGTAAGTTCTTTAGGGTAGCAGAAAAGTATATAGATAGTAACAAAGAAGGTGTTTTATGCTATATTACCAATAGTGGATACCTGCATAATAGAACATTTAGAGGTATGAGATGGCATCTACTACAGACATTTGAGAGAATACATATTATAGATATAGTAGGTGAGAATGTATTTGATATAAAAACACCTACCTGTATATTTATAGGTATAAAGAGAAAGGAACGTACGAATACGCTTGCAGATGTTTATTATACAAGCATTAATGGTACAAGAGAAGAGGTGTTTAAAGCTCTTAGAACACCGTATAATAAGCATACCTATACTAAAATAGATATGATACACCCTTATTATTTCTTTATACCAAAGGCTTTAAATACGGTATCATACCCATCATTTGATAGTCTAAATGATATATTTATGATAAAAGCTACGTCTATAAGCACAGCTATAGATGGCTTTATAATAGCTAAAAAGAAGGATGTATTACGTAAGAGAATACAAGAATATATAAGAGGATATGATAGCCCTGAGACGTTAGAGAGTAAGTATGGTATAAGTATAGAGCGTGCTAGGATGCTTGTTGATAAAAGAAGTAGTCTGAAATATGATGATAATAAGATAATGAATATAGCATATAGACCATTTGATAATAGGTATATTTATTATGAAAGGAGTATTCTAAGTGGTGATAGATATGATGTTATGAAGCATATGATACATAAAGATAATATAGGAGTTATTGTAGAAAGCGGAATTAAAAACAGTGAAACAACTTATACTTATAATAGTATAACAAAGCATATATCAGACTCTCATCTAATAGGCGGTAGATCATATCACTTACCCCTTTATATCTATGATAATGATATACAAAAGGATAATATACACCCTGATTATAAAGCTAAGATAGAGAATATAATAGGTACTACAACGACTGCAGATGATATTTTAGCGTATATATATGGTATATTACACACACCACAGTATCGTACTACCTATCTAGAAGACCTTAAAATAGACTATCCTAGGATACCATTACCACATAGTAAAGAGCACTATGATGCTGTTATAAAGCTATCTAAAGAGCTTATAGAGTATCATTTACTGAAGACAAAAGAACAGAATAGCATAATAAGAAGCTATACAGTAGTACCAAATAACACATCACAGATAACAGTAGATATACAAAAGAGCAGTGCTTATAAGGATAATAAGGTGTATATAAATAAGGATTGCTATGTTGATAATGTATCTAAAGAGGTATATGATGTTATTATAGGAGGGTATCAAGTAGCGTATACCTGGCTATATAAACGTAATAAAGAGACGTTAGATAATGATGATATACAAGAATATAGAAAGATATTGATAGCACTAGAAGCTCACGTACGTATTATGAAAGAGCTTGATACGGTATATAAAAACACCACTATAGTATAGCAGTGTTGTTATAGTACCTTATCTTTTACTAGATTAGATTAGCACAGCAGGTGTTATGCGTCTATGCAGGTACCTCAGTAGTGTTGACATCAAACACCAGTGTTAGTCAACCGTTCTTTAAGGCATAATACATCTACTGATATGATATTATACTAAAGCAGTATATCATATATACATAATAAAGTCAATAGAATTTATATAAATTTTAGGATTATACCTATTTGCATATCTATTTTTCTAAAGTCCTGATCGTTTAAAAGTGTTCTCGTAGTTATACATTGCGTATATTATCAGCAACCTTACCAAGCAGTATCTGTATATTATCTAACTGATTTAAATGATTTGCAGTAATTTTAGTAGAATATCTGACTTTAAAATCATCTATATTATGCCAAGCCTCTGATAACAATGATGTATCTATAGTTTCTTTGTCGTAACTATATTTTATAAAAGGTATAGGGTCTACTGCACCAAAATATCCATTATTTTTTACTGCAGATGGTGGTCTTACTTCAAAATGCAAGTGTGGTGCCGTACTAAATCCAGTGTTTCCACCATACCCGACGATATCACCCTTTTTTACAGTAGCACCATTGTTAGTACTATATTCACTAAGATGTGCATATATATAGACTGTCCCTTTAGCAGTAGATGTTAGCTTCACATATTTACCATATCCTGATGGGTCGTTTTTATGCTCTACAGTCCCATTACAGATAGCATATACTGGTTCTCCTATTTTTACACGAAAGTCAATACCATTATGTGTCAGGAAAAAGAATATATCTATCCCATTTTTTGAATATCGTCATACTTCCTCAAAAAGCCAAGAAATCTGCCAACAGTCAACGTTTCATCAACTCCTAGGCGACCATCTCCATATCCTTCTGCGACACCGCGTTTTTTCGCCCAATCCACTGCTGAGAAGTATGGATGAGTGCGATCCACGTCAGCAAACGGTTTATCCTCGGCTTTTCCTAAAATTGCCTGTATTCCAGCAAGGAGTCCTGCGACACTCTTGGTTTTAACGACCTCAAGATCATTGTTGACTGAACCAAGTTCGATCAGAAACGCCCACCCTCGGGTATCTCTCACAATTCCCAAGCGGCCGAATCGGCTCGAGGTGTCAGGATGAACGCCAGCATTTTTAAGTCCCGTAGCTCGACAATAAGCATCGAGTATCTTTTCTGCCATTTCTTTGCTCTTTTGACTTCCACCATAATAGAAACACATGGCTCCTGTTTCTGTCCTATTTGGGGACGAATTCAAGTGACAACACAGGACAACATCATCAGATCCTGCCCGCTTATTTACCCAGCTGGTCTGCTCCTCAAGTGTGAGATCAAAAGGGCAAATGTCTGTAAATACAGCGTCTCGGACTTGCGGGAAAACCTGCAAAAGCAGATCTCGAGCAATCAAGTTCTCGGTTTCTTTGGTTTTCAGGTTTTGAGCTCCTTCGTCTTTTCCCTGAGTGTGACCAGCGATTAAGTATAATTTTGGCATAGTAAAAGTTTAAAAAGTGATTAAATAACGGTTTCTTGAGGTTTTTCCTCGACCACAACAGGCTCAAGTTCAGCAGATTGAGCGATTTGAGCCTGTAGAAAATCCTCGGTCGATTTGATTTCGATCTCTTCCACATAAATCAGAGACTGCCCATCATCGTTATCAGATTTGATAATGTTAACCGTAGGGGTCTTATCATTATCAATTTCCTTCAAAATATCTTCATCTGTGAGCTTTTGGGTCTTTCGAAGTTCTTTTCTTCTAGGAATGGTAAGTGTAATTTTGGCTTTCTGAATAAGTTTGTCAGATTCCTCAATAGTGCATTCTTTGGCTTTTGGATTGAGCTTCTCAAAAGAATCCCAATCTGAACGAACACAGATCAGCTCATGACCGACTAGTCCGTATTTTTTGTACACATTTAACCACCCCCTAAAATCTAACGATATATCTTCATTATTTATACCCTTGAATGTATATAGTTTATTAAAATGATTATTCCCGAATGGCTGTGTTATGATTAGTTTTTTCAGTATCATTTTTATATATATTAGTATAATCACTATATCTTATTTTTACAAATATGTCAAGCTGTTTTATAATAATACTATTGACAAAACACATTACTAGTTAATAAAAAAGACTAATATATGTATAATTATATATATAACTACACAAACACATAGTCTCCTGTTTAATTTAGCGATCTCAGCCTCTGTGGACGATTTTTTACTATTAACCTTATAATGTATCATCCTGCATAATAAAAACGCAATACAGACTAGTTATCCGCGTTTGTTTTTTTACTAATATACTTTTTTATTATGTTTACACCTTCAGTTTCCAAAACACCCATAATTGGTAAAGATAGTATGCCTGATATACCAACTAGACCATCCCTGTAATACATATCGTACGGTATGAACTCACCAACTATTACACCTGTTATAAATGCTAGGAATATGTAGCAAAATGACATTATCAACCCCAGTGGGTGACCCTGTATTCTTTTATAGAGGACTACAGCAACACCACCAAGAGTCGCTAGTAGTGGTGCCTTTATTTTTGCTAGTATTGACATAATAATAGATTCCATTATGCTTCTTCAGATATTTCAGGAGTTGGTTTTGTTTTGCGTTCTTCTATATTTTCTAGCAAGTCTATAAAATCAACTATAATATCACACTTACAGTCTGTGCATTTGCATTCATCTGCATTAGTAGTGCACTTGCACTCTGTGCACTTACAGTTATTAAGTAGCTTCTTAGCTTCATTTAGATAGCTGTCAACCACTACTTTATTTGTTAGTGTAAAAACAGTACTATTATCAGAAGCGTATTTTGTCAAGTATTTGCTAATGATAAGTTCATCTGATGCGTTGAGTTGGTTTGAATTAAATTGTGTCATGTTAATTGTTGTCTATTAATACATTGTTATTAGCATCCATATATAGATTTTTTATACCATTTATAGACTTCTCTTTTTTTATAACATCAGTATCTACTATGTCAAGCAGTGATGCGTCGGCTATCATATATTCTTTGCCGTCGTACGATAATTTATACCGTTTAGATGTTATATTTTTGTCTTCATATAGTATACCATCAAACACTAACATTGCATCTGATGGCACCTCATTGATTATTTTGTTTCCTGATATTAGATACATTTTGTTTATTTGTTATAAATACTTTTGGCTAGTACAGTAGATGGTACAGTTGCTTCTGACGTAGACGATGTATTTGTATAAATATCACCTTTATAATTTGTAGATACATAAGGGAATGATGAAGTTTTCATTGGTATAGACGGGAATAATGAAGCCCCACCAGCTATATTAAATAAGTCATAATTAGTCGTCGTTACACCTAATATCCCAGGTATCACACCATTATGCGAATGGCAGTACCCAGCTTGGAATGCTACACCAGCCTGCGTACCAAATGCAGTAGCAGACGCACCATATGTTATAGTAGATACAGATGTTATCGTGCCTGCTGATATAGATGCCTTCCTGAAAACATGTGTACTATTTATCAATATACCACCATCATTAGCAATATACATATCAGTACCATCACTATATATATACATAGCTTGGTATGCACCAGACACTCCGAGATTAGGTAGACCAATATTAGTTGTTAAAGCAAGGGGTGATATATTAGCTGTATTTTGTACATAATATATGATGTTTATAATATTACCAGATATTTGATATGCTATCCCTATATATGTATATCCATTTAAAACCACCCCACCACAGAAGTGTGTATTAGTAGTACCTACCGGGCCAGTAAGAGTGATACTTTGTGTTGTTTGAGTTGGTACGTGTGTTTTAGTAATAATAACGCCAGTATTACCAGTCATTACGACAAAAGAATATTCGTCTGTATCTCTATAACTGAAAGGTCTTGTAATAGAACCTCCCCCAGGAAGAGTACCAACATTCATCGCTATAGTGGCATCTAATCCTTGGGTATGGGCGGTAAATTGTAATATCCAAGACGTCCCGTCCCATTGATAATACCCATTATTTATAGTATTAAAATAAGAATCACCAACTGTATTCGCTACAGGGGCTGTAGTGAAGCTGCCTAAATTACTAGCATCAGCCCCACCACTGCCTACGACATATTGTAGGACCCAAGAGGACCCATCCCATTGATACACACCACTATCTGTAGTGTTAAAATACGTATCACCTATGCTATTTGCAGTAGGTGCTGTAGCGAAGCTACCAAGATTACCACCATCAGGTATTGCACCGTTATTTATTATATTGATAGAATCACCTAGTATTGTCATATTATTTTGATTTAAAGTATTCAATTATACTCTCAACTATACTGCTCTCCTTCTTTCCTTTCGTATCGATACCAAGCTCATTTGCTTGCTGTGTATTCTCTTCTTTACTTCTTGCTATAAGCTCTTTGTAGCTGAGCTTTTTAACGACTACCTCTCTATCTTTATTCATCAATTTAGTACGAGCGTCGTTTACTTCTTTCTGTACTTTATTTACGTTTGACATAGCAATGTCAACAGCATTTATAGCGTCCTGTATCATATCACTAGATAGCTTCTCAAATTCATCTATATCAGAATTTGTTATATTATCTTTATCTATTATATCATATATGCTCATTATGTTGGTATTATTAATTTATATAACGTTAGCTAGAGGCATCCACTGTGCACCATTATTATTTGCAGTAGCAGTCTTTACACCTGCTCTATATAGTATACAATTTGTATTGCTAAACCCATTACTTCTAAAATCACAACTAGATCCTGTTTTGATGCTGTATTGAGTACCTGCACCGTGCCTTTGCACACCAGTACTATCACTACTACACCTTTGTACGCTACCTGTTTGACCAGTAAGAGTAGTACGATACATATAACCTAGACTAGATATATTATTATAATAATCATTTATAGTGCCTGCATTATTTTGTACAAGCCATTGACCGTGGCTGTCTATATTTGTGTAGTAAAGACGCTGAGTACCTGTATTATTTTGAAATAATAGATACCCATAAGAGTTCTGTGATACGTTCTGTATAGTAGTGTTAGGACTATTCAATATTTGACACAAGCACCCTCCATTTATGCTGTTATAGTACATAAATAAGCCTGTAGTGTCACCAGTAGTCAATACTCTTGAGTTGCTTGTTATAGAGTTGTATTGCATAGTTTCACCCCCTGTACTATTTATACTAACCTCACCACTATCTATCGTATTATAGTAGCTATTATGAGTACCTGTAGCAAGTGTTTGTAGTCTATATTGACCTTGACCAGATAGTCTTAGTCCGTATATATTATTTGTACCAACTGCTTTGGTAATCGTTATAAACCCATATCCATCAACAGTACATCCATATAAGTTCGTAGTCGTAGCACCAGTTTGTTGTACACTAGATTGACCAGTATATAATCCACCAAGTATAGTCATATTACCCGCACTAACTGTTATGCTTCCTGAACCATTTTGCATAGTAGAATTTTGTATACTAACTGAACCAGTAGTAGTTAAACTAACAGTATATCCACCTAGTATACTTGTGTTAGATACTGTTTTATTCGCATTTGATATGCTAAGGGTACCATCAATCATATTATACGATATAGACCCGCTAGCGTTTATGGCGTTTATAGTACCGTTTATTTCATTGTTTGATATAACACCAGTAAAGCCAGTTAAATTACTAGTCCTTTGCTTACTGAACCTGTTATTTTGTAAAAATAAAGTAGTCGTGTTATCTGTTGTTATAAGCGTATGTGCCTGCTCTATTATATTGTTTATAAAACCAGCATTACCCCAATCAAAATTTAATACATTATTACTCCCGTACACTCTATTACCTAGATTATCCTGTACAAACAGCACTTGATTAGCGTTTATGTCATATTGACCAACCCACGCCGTGTTATCAAAAGTAGTGTATATACTAACTTCTTGTGAGTAGTCATAAACACCAGCCTCGTTTAAACTAGCGTGCATAAGTATATTTACAGCACCTAATCTACCAAATACCTGATCTGTTATAAGATAGTGCGTAGAGCCTTCAGGAGCAGAAGCTAATGCCTCTGCCCTTGTAAACTCCATATATCTTATTTCTCCATTATTAATTATAGCCATTATTGTGGCATATTATGTTGGTGGTTTCTCCACTCTATAGCTATACGACCAGCTACTGCTGATATAATCCTAAAACCTGCTATATCATTGTTATAGAGCTCTACTTCTGAGTTCCGTACCAACGCCTTACCATTACCTGCAACGCCGTTTATAACAGCAGTACCATCAGTTCTGAAGTACATAGGGTTGCTACCATTTACGTTCATAACAGTAGCATATGTAGTACCTGCAGGAGGTACAGGTAAAGCTGTAGAAGTATTAGCAACTAAGTTTAGTGACGTAAACCCTAGATTATATGTATAGTCCTGTGCTTCTTTTATAGTACCAACAGCTGTATAAACAGTACCAGCAAGGGTATATAGTGTACGTGTCATAACACCACCAACAGTAGTGTATGTACCTATAATCTCAACAGGTGTTTGTGTAGTCGGTAAATAGTCCCATAATTTAACACTAAAGCTATTTGTATTGCTATCACAGTCGTCTACATCAGTAGCACTAGGTGCAGGCACTACAGCTAGAGTATTATTATTATAAAAAGTTATAGTCGTAGCACCACTTGGTAGTGATACTAATTGGTACTGTGTTAGTATGTCACCAACAGCGCCCCACGCACCAGCTACAATTACTCTATGACAGTACTGTCTGCTATCATATTGTGCTTTACATCCCTCTAAATCAAAAGTATCACCAGCAATTGGTGTATACACAACAGCACCTGTAGTACTAGATATGTCAATATAAACTACTGTTGACAAGTCAATAGACCCATCAGCTAGGTATTCTGCTTCTCTAATTACAGGGAAACAAGTACCAAGTGCAGTTTTTATATATCCTTGTACAGCGTTCTTCTCTACGCTACCGTTAAATCCTAGTATTGCCATCTTTTATTATTTGTTATAATTATATACATTAATACATTTAGGGACAAAATACTCATATACGTGTGCGTATCCAACAGGCTCAGTATTTGTACGTAGTATAAGAGAAGATATTTCACTATCATCTTCAGTCTCAAAATAATTAGACACCCTTACTGAACCACCACCGTACCTAAATGCCCCTTGTATAGTTGTTAGATTAGATTGTGTATTCTCTTTAAAGAACTGCACCTCTATGTGATTAGTATTAGTACTGTTAGGTACAAATAGAGTATCTGTAGTATTATTTATTTCAATTATTTGACTAGATACTATATGTCGCGTACATACACTACCAATAGGTGTCACTTCAGTACCTGTATTATCTGTATAGAATATACGGTTTACAGTTCCATTCATATACTCAGTATGCTCAGTCAAACACTGTGCACCAGCTGTTGCGTCGTAAAAACATACGCTTCTATGTTCATAGTCTTTAGCAGGCTCCTCAACGCAATCTGTAAACTCAGATGGCACGTAATCACCGGTTGGTACTACTGTCTTTTGTGTGTGATTGAAGATAACAGTATCAACTATAGTATCAGTAGCAACGTCTACAAACACACGCACTACTACAGTATCGTCTATATTATAAAATGGAGACGTACTAGCTATAGCTTTATAACAGTAGTCAAATGTAGTAGTAATCGCTTCTTTACACGGTGCAATATCACTAGCAAGAGGAGCTACTACAGCACCTGCATTGTCAAAATATAGTGTAGCTATAACTACTTGTGTGTTTACATCTACAAACATAACACGCTTTAACTTGTCACCAAGATTATAAATTCCAAATGGCACTATAACCTCATAACAGTCTGTAAGCAACTCAATATCAGTACTCACAACAGGATTTGCACAAGATGGTATGTAAGCTACACCTGAAGTATCTGTGTATACAATAGAATACGTGCCTGTAGTCTGATCGTATACTCTATGCATTATGTATGGTGTACTATCACAATCCAATAATAAAATAGGCTCAAAATCCTTTTGCTTTTGCAATTCTAATAAGATATCTGATAGAGTAGTATTTGTAGTATGTAAATCAGTATCTATATGTGTAAGCAACGTAGTTTGATCTAATTGATTCACAGATATAGTATTCAGATTCACATTTACAGCGTCAAGCTCAGTATTAATATCAACTAGCTGTAATAAAATATTATTTAGCGATGTCAATACTGCTGTTAAATCAACACCAATAGTAGTTAGTTGACTCAATATATTATTTAACATAGTATTTGTGTTGTCGCAACATACTATATTATTATCTATCATAGTCTGTAAGAGCTCTTCAATATCATCAACCTCAACAGTTATATCTCCAATAGACATACTCTGTACAGCCGTTAGTATGCTATTCAATAGCGTATTAGTCTCAGGGCAACATGCGTCGCTAGATGAACCGTCTACAAAACATCCCGTAACGTATAAATCTGACTTTACAAAAGATACTGTAGTATTATTTACGGCCACTATCTTCACAATATTTTTACCGACCGTATTGATATACCCATTAGCGTATGTATTAGTCCCGCAACTAGTATAAACAGCATCTGTGTTATACCCTATCCCTTCAGTAGTACATCTACCATCTGTTAAGCACGCGTCTTTACTAGTAAACGCCTCAAAATCACCAATTGCTGTAGTATTAAACTTATAACTATTGCCGTTTACACAAAATATCCACTCATCACCCGCTATAAGAGACTTTAAACCGTCCCCATACCCGTAATAAATCATTTAATTTGTACATTATTAAATACAATAATAATTATAAATTAATTGACCCTTTCAATGCTAAAGTGTCTACAAAATGGATGGAATATATCTTTTCTGTTAGATAAAAGCCTTGGTAGTGATAGCAACCTTACTGCTCTACCATCTACTACAGCAGTATCTTGACTGCCATCCATACTAACATACTTGCCTTCATATAATCTACACGCGTCTGTAGAACCCCTAAATGGTATTCTACCAACCCTAACACCACTACCAACTATACTAGCGACCTCCTCTCTAGACCGTACAGCGTCTACATATAAATTAGCATAGTGATCTGATGTATACCTTCTTACTACACCGTCCTTACCCCTTATAGATAGCAAGAATCTACTATTGTCAACAGCATTCTTTATCATCTTAGCAATTGTAGCAGTATCTAAATCTGTACGATTAGATATACGACGAAGTTCATCATACGCACTTAGTTTATGCAGTCTAACAGCTTCAATATTACTGATATCTATATCATATATACCTAAATCTTTGTCTTTTTTATACGCTAAAAACAAAGCTATAATACGCTTTGACAACTCATTATTTACCTCTTCAAATTCTCTTTGCTGTAAATTAAAAGCCTTAGCGTACTTCTTATCAATAGCGTCTAAAGCTTCTAAAAACTCATCTTCTGTCATCTATAATAGCTTATAAATAACTAATGGTATACATATAGGTATTATTATAGCTAATACATGCACAAACACTATAACAGCACCATACAGTGCATTACCAACATCTTGCTTAGTAGTATTTTTGCTCCACTGTAGATATTCGCTAAAAGGTACGTTTCTCATGACTATAATTGATTAATAATATCGTCTACTGTAGCACCACCACTCAATCTAAGCGTGTTATCCTGTAGCAATTCATCTATTTTATCGTTTGTATAGTCTCTAAAGATATGCTTTAAGGCTTCTTTGCGTCCAATTATGTTATTGCTATAAAGCTCTAATATAAACCTACGTTCATCAAGCTCTACGTCGTATATGCTGTCAAAAGATATACTAAACTCAACATCTCCAAACTTGTCAAATAATATACTCCTGAACAGCTCATACACCTTGCTCTGCAAAGACTTTGCCAATCTAGCAAGAGGTTGCTGTGATTGCTTTATTGCCTCAACGCGTACAGCACTTGCGTCTTCACTAGTCAACACCTGCCTTGGTATTTGTAAAGTGAACGCTATATCATTAATCATAGACGTACGATGCCTATCTATAGCATCATAGCTACTAATGTCCTTACTAACATATCTAGCCCCTGAAGTTTCACCGTCCCTAGGGTCGCTTATGCGAGGTATATAAGACATATCTTTTATGTTCACACCACTAGCGACTAGATTGTCAAGCAATGCTTTTGACACCTCCATTTTACTTAAGAAGTGCTCTTGATTCTCTAACGATATCATAATATCATATAGAGTAATCAACTGTATTTTGTCAATTACACGCTCAAAATAACTAATTCCAAGCCCATCAACCTCTGATATTTCATCAGACTGCATAATGTAGTACGCACCTTCCTCTACAGGCGTAGCATTAGGGTATAATACCACTAACATATTAGGCACCTCAGTACCAAGCTTAGTACCATTAGCTGTATAGACCCTATTGTATACAAGACCGTCTATGAACTCAGATACCAAAATGTAATTATTACCTTCATGCTCTATAGGGCTCCATATTTTATATATACCATCTATCAATCTAACATTACTCCAATCCACAAGCTCTAATTTACCATCAGGGTTTGTAGTACGTATAAATGCGTACCCGTACACCAACATATCAACTACTGCCTTTCTCATCATATCGTCGTATATCCAAAACTCGTCAAATTTACTATCGCTAACACTATATTTTAAACCGTCCCCTATAGTATAATTAGCTAGCATATTTGATACCGTCTTGATTATATCGTATTTAACAGGACAGAACTCTGTTAAGTCCGTCTTTTTAGCTTTAAGCACCTGTACAATACGCCTCAAAGGCGTTTGATTTAAACGTCCACGCTCAATAGAGTCAGGTAAAGATACGTCAAAGAATGCACCCCAATCACTAGACGCAAGTGTAGATATTAATATTCTTTTGTTATCAATCATTTTCATTTATTATAGCAAACTACATGATTTCAATGCCTCTACTTCAATCTGCCTCTGGTGCTTTAATTGACTAGCACTGTTATTTATACGCAAGCCATACTGTATACACCCCTTTACTAGTCGCTTATTCACACTACTATCCTCTATTTCTAGTCTAAAATAGTTATTACAGAGTACACCAAGCGTACGTATACGTATATTATCTAAATTGAATGAAGCACCCTTGCTAATCAAGTATGGTCTGCAAATTGTACTCTTTACCGTTATGTTTTTATTATTTGACATTTGTATAATGTTTTATATGTTTATAATCACTAATCTCAAAATACACACGCATCATTACTGCGTCTGCGAAGTCCGGTGAGGTTCCTAACACATTCTTTATTTCATCTTTACTCTGTATTTTTATAACATCTAAATCTCTTCTGTCAAGCTTTATATTGCAAAGCTCTCTAAACAGCACATCTTTATAGGTACCTACGCCGTCAAAGCAAATAGTGCCATCTGATATAGCTTTTGACAGTTTGTAGTAGCACTCACTACGCAAGTTATTAAACCCCTGCATTGCACGTCCATTACCAAAGAAGCTAACTGAACCCGGGTACATAGATGGTATCAAAGCACCAACACCACTAGCATCCATTATGATATTCATATTAGGTATGCTGTATTTGCTCTTTAAACGCTCTATATTCAATTTTAAAGTGTCAACTGTAGTAAACCCCTCACTATATACCTCAACGAGCCTCATGCCATCCCAAATCGCTATTACTGTTTTATCGCGTCCACTCGCTGCAATATCTATTGACATATATGGTATACCAACCTGCACACTACTGCTATTAGCAAGGCACTTCTCAAGCTCATTATACCTTATAAGAGCGTCTGGACTGTCATCGTATTCGAAATTACCATACACTTTACGTTGGATAGCCATTTCATCACCGCTCGCTAATATACTATCAACGTACCCTACTTCACAATATGGGTTGTCAACAGCTAAAGCAGGTATGAACGCTACATTTTCAGGCATCGTACCATTTTTATAGGGCAGGTAGAATTTTCTATAAACACGCCCCTTATCTGGGTTGAAGGTTTCTAGTATCTTAGGGTAAAGCTCTTGGTACCTATTATCCGCCATAACACGTGTATATAGCGTGCTTATAACACTATCGTGTATTTCATTAGCTTCGTCTATCAAGCCACCCTGTAGTACCAATCCATCTAGACTAGACGCATGTGGGTCGCTAGGTTGGTATGCTAAATCTAATAGTAGTATCTTGCTACCATTTGCAAAGCGTATTTCACTATTGTTATACATGGTACAATTACTTACACCAAGGTCTTTTAGCATCTTATAAAACTCAATAGATGTTGTACGTCGTAAATCAACTAGTGTTTTACGACCCATAAACATAGTAATACCTGGGTATGCACAACACATAGCGTAGAGCCACATGCACCCTAGCCTAGTCTTTCCTCCACGCGCACCACCACCATACCCTACAGACCTTGTTTTGGTGTCGGTAAGATACCTCCAAGCCTCTAGTTGCTTTTTAGATAGTGCAAATTTAACTTGACTGTTCATTAGTTGGTACCCATTCGTTAATAATAATCTCAGTAGGTGTTATGTTTTTTAAATTAACTGTTGACTGCTCGTTGAGCATATTATTTATCTGGTAAAAAAGCTTCATTGCTGTAGTATCACCACGTAGTGCCTTGTTTAAAAGTTGTTTGTCCACCATCTTATAGGTTGCTCTAAAACGCTCTTTGTGCATTTCATCAAGCTTATCTCTAAAATTTTGGTGCGTATCACCATTCATCCACGTCCACAACGTTTTAGTGTTTACCCCAACTATTTTACAGAGCAATTCATTTGTTATTTTAGGCTTTGCTGAAAACCCATCCCATACCCCAGTCCTTTTTATTTCATCTTCAAGAAGCGAATTATTAAAGTCGCATAGCAAATTAATCATATGCATTTGTGGTGCTGTTAGTGGTTTCTTGGATAAATTAGTCATTTTTTATACTTATACGATATTATCTTCGGATATACGTTGTTCTTCAGAATGGTATGATGTATCCTTGGTGTACTCGTCAGCATTGCACTTATTTTAGCGAACGATGGGCCCATTATAACGGTGAACATTGATTTATTGTATGTATTATATTTTAGATATGTCTCAGTAAGCCCGCCACTAGCCTGCTGTGTACTACGTTGCTGTATAGTACACAATGTATTCGTTAAAAATATATCACCACGGCTAGATAATGTTGTATACGTACTCACATCGTCATTTAGAGCTCCTACAAATTTAAATGGCCTGTCTGTCATACAAAAGAATGTGTTCATAGCCTTCCTCTGTAATATATTCCTAGCCATCGATCCACCTGCCCCACCTATCATATCACCGCTCTGTGCGAAACAAACTGCCTTTATCCGCTCGTCCGCATCAAAGTAACTGAAAAATAGATTAGCAACATAATAAAACGTTTCCTTATCTGATATTTTATATCTATCTAGTACATCGTTTACGTTATATCTTATACTAAATTCGTAATAATCATCATCAAGCACTATAAACTTATTAAAACCAAGATTTTTAGCCTTTTCGTGGACTATATTACGTGCATATAGAGGCGTCTGTTTAATTGACGGAGAACTTCCAGTGTCAGTATATTTTGACACATCATCCTTACTAAATGTAATAACCATATTACCGTATTTAGACTTATAAATATCTAAATCATCATCATCGTCTGATACTAATAGATATATATTACTATATATACCAACCTTTTCATTTAAAGTCCTTAAAGTCAAAATATCTGATGCTCTTTTATGTGTCAAAATAAATATACAAAACGCATCACTATTCATCTTTATTATTGTTAGAAACTATATCTAAAATTTTATTACTTATTTTTACGTGCCCATTCTCAATTGCATCATTATAATCAATGATTACAAGACTTGTATCCTCAATCAATTTCTGTAATACACTATCAGATTTAGCATACAAATTAGCTATCTTATCATACATAAATACAGTATGTCTATATGATGCATACTCAAGAAGCCTATATACATCAGCGTCTATCTTATTTTTATAAACAATCAGTTCTTTTAGTAGCTTGTCAGTTTTACTACTATCATATATATTGTGTATATCATCGTCTAGGCTAGTATCAGGTATGTACTTAAATGCAGTTATATTTTTTGTGTATTTATCCGATATAGTATAATTAGTAGTCTCCCCATTGGACTCCTCATCATCATTATTATATTCTTCAGCCTTAAAAACAGCAGGTTTAACAGTCCCATCTTCATTATAATACTGATTTTGCTTCTTTTGACCATAATAATCGTCTACAAACTCAAGTCCATAGTCCCATAACTCCTCTGTATTCCATTCGCTTGATAACATATCAGTATCCCATTCACCACTCTGCACGTTAGAGACTATCATCAGACTATCAAACTGTTCTTTTGTCAACTTGCTTTTAGCACGCATAACGTCAACCTCTATGTCGCCGTATAGGTTAAATAGCACACGTATTCTTTGATTACCACTAATAATTGTGTTATCATTATCAACCCATATACTATTAGGTACTATACCGTTCTTTTTAATACTACGCTCTAGTTGTGTATATCCTTTATCTTTTAGCACCCTAGGGTTCTTATCAAACTTCTTTATATCCGATATTTTAAGCTTTATGCTCTCAAAGAGCTCTGATACTTGCTTCTTAGCCATATTTATTTTATGTTATTTGAAAACTCATCTATATTGCTATAGGTGCGTATAAAAGTACGCGTATTCTCAGTAGATACGCTTAGTTTATAACCCAAAGATAGTGCTATCGTATGGTAAATTTCGCAAATACACCCGTACTCTTCTATCTTATATTTAGGGACTTGCTTATTTATATATTCAAGTAATTGAGTACGCATGGCACCGTGTGTTTTGACTTCATATAAAATTTCGTGTTCAGATTTGACAAAACGTCCATTTGTTTTAGCAATGTACTCATTATACTCGCGTACTACCTCTATCTCACTTATTATAATATTATCGTTCATAATTTATATTGCTTTGAACACTAGCACCAGACTCAGATTTGCTGTTTATCAATATCCTACTAAATTTAACCACACCAGTCTCTATAAATTCATCACTAGATACTACGCCGGCTATCACCGTAGTACCTTCTTTAAAATCAATAGTATGTGTACTGCCATCATACGTATTAATTACTATGCTACTAACTAATTCACCAGCTTTTGGTAGGCTTTTATCCATTTTATATATGTGTTTTATAAATACGTGTGTATTATAACAGTATTATAAACTATTGTCAAGCGATTTGTCTAAAATTGATAAATATTTATCTTCAGTTTCCTTTTTAACGTGCATAGTAAGCAGTTGATGCACCCTCTGCCTTGATATATTCAATACACTAGCAAGTGCATCTATAGTACCAAGACGTTGGTAGTACTGATAGAATACACTATTTTTATACATACCACTCTTGTCTTTTTTAGTATAATATTTCTTACCAAAGTTCATTTTTTTAACCTCTTCACCACTAATAAACTTTATGCTACTACCAAAACGCAAGTAAGCGTGATCAGGTCCTCTAGCTATTAGTATACGTGATATATAAGTATTTGTCAATCCAGTATTATTTTCTAGTATCCTATACTTCATCTTAAAATGGCATATCATCAGATTTACTAGAAACACTGTTTGCTTTATTTGTACTGCTAGGTTTGTGTACCAAATAATGAGTATTACCCCAACTATCCATCTCTTTTTTAGCACTGAAGAAGTAGTCTACTAAACGATGCCCTTTACTATTTATATACGGCTTTATTTCTCCACTCGCTATCTTGTCAATTATATCATCTAAATTGATGCTACCAGCTAAAGAATCCCCACTCGTGGGCTTTAAGTTTGAAATATATACCTTTTTGTTTTCAATAATTGTCATTTGTATTATTATTAATTAATTACGTACTTATTATAGCGTATTTGTAAAATAAAGTCAAGTATTTTAACTTGACTTTTATACACTTTGTTTTACTATATCATAAACCCATACTCTTGGAGTAAAGAAACTACCCTTCATCCGTCGCGTATATACTTCACTTTTGTCGTGATACTTTATATCAAATCCATTATTTATTGCCATTATTTATTATGTTAGAAATTACCATAGCTAGCATACAGGCGTCTGCTTCATTTTCTGTAAGCTCTTTTGTAGAGCTAGTCAAACTAGTCATACGACTAATGATAGGTTGTGCACCAGCCACGCACCTACCAAATACATAGGTACGCATTTGACAATCAGTTAGGTAGTCAAAGAACTGCAAATACATCTTACCAGATATAAGCTCTATAATTCCTATCAACCTGCTCTGCGCCATACCCACCATCTTACCGTATGGATGGAGCACACATATCATATCAGGCTTGTGTAGATCTACGAGATGTTTTATATTATTATAAAAATCAGACTTGCTTTTCCATTTAAATTCACCAAACTCGTAAGCATCATAGCTTAGTCTTATGTCAGACGCACACCAGCCCGTAGTGTTTCCAACATCAAAACACAACAGCTTTTGACACGCCTTCTCTTTTTTAGATAATTTTATTTCTCTCATATTTTTATTTTATTAACAACATTATTTATACTTTTTATATCATTTCTAAGCTCTCTAAGCTCTTTATTTGTAGAGACCTCATAATTGTACTCATTTTTTTCTAACGACGCCTCACGTGCCTCCAAATTGCTAAGCCTATTTATTAGACGATCTATATATGCCTCTAATGTACTCTCACGTCTTTGTAGCCTATATACCAAATCGGATAACTGTATTATTTTATATGCTAATAATATAGTACCAATAAAATGTATCGCTATAAATATATATTCCATCATTTATTCTGTTATTTTATATTTACAAAACTCATCCACCATATCCTTTTTAAAGCATATGCAGTATGCACTCTTAGGACTTTTGTACCCTTTACTGTCGTGCCATTTATCAGTACAAGATACGCTCCTAAGGGTCGTATAGGTGCTATTATACTTGCTTATTACGCTTTCCTTGTGAAAATGACCGCCGTAAATTTGTATGCTCTTATATTTGCTATGCTCTTCGTCATTATGAGCGTGATAGTCCATAAAATTATTAGGGGTCATACAGTCCCCGTGCACAAATACTATAAGCGTACTGCCCCACCCATACTGCACATAGCTTCTTTTAGCACCATGCATTACCTCTACCAACTCATTATTACGATAGTATATACGCAAATACTCCTGCAGTATATAACACGTATTAGCGTCGTGATTACCCTTGACTACGGGTATAATTATCTTGACCCCAAAAGATAGTGCATAGTTTATAAGCTCTATACATTTTTTTATAATTTCAATCATAAACTCGTTTCTAAGCCCGTCGCTATCCTGTGCAGTACCCGCCGTAGTACTCCTAAGTCCATCGTGATTAAATAGGTCATTACCAAGTGGTATAATAAGCGTATTAGCATTTTGTACAGCCCTATCTATCATATTTCTACCGAGCCTTATAAAACATTCACTATTGCTTTTAAAATCACTATCAACACCAACCTCTTGTGATATACAACGCTTATCCATATGTGCATCAAACAAAGCCACTATAGCGACTATATCATCTTTATTGTCTGATAATGCATTATTTGTACAAGGTATTTGTATGGCAGGTTTAATTCTTGCGAGCCTAGATAATAGCTCGTCTTCACTAACACCACCCCTGCTATTAAAAGTCATAGCAACACTTTGGGCGGGTACCGTAGTAGTCTCAACCGTCCCATCCTCTTTTATCACTTTATTATACTGATTATAGTGCTTTGTTGTTATTTTAGACACTCCCATTTTAGAGCCTATAGAGTGCACTAACCTAGTGTCGTACTCGTTTGCAGGCTGTACTCTTAATTCACTCATAACAGTACGCATATGCTTACAGACTGTGCTATATCTCATACCAAGATGTTTAGATATTGCTTTAGCTCTGTTCATGCCATCTAGATAACACTTTTTAACACGGTCTATATTACGTCGCTTGTCGACACGTTCATTATACATACTTCATATAGTTAGGATATAAAAACATAAATTCTTTTTTATCAAGTAAAAACTGATTCCAAAGTTTTATATCCTTTATTGAGTTCCCGCCACTCATTACGTAATAAGCACTCTGCCTTTTGAAACCATCAACATTTAACATCGCGCGCGCTACCATCTCGTTGTCAAATCGTTTTAACTTATTACTGTTTACCATCATAAAAATCATATCATACATTTATAAATAAGTCAAGCAAATTGACTTGACTTTTATAATGCATGTTATATATGATAAATGTATTAGAATATTTCTAGTAGGCAGATGCTACTACTATAGCTAATAAAACGATAGCAGTTAGTATTTTATATTTCATAAAAGTCTGTGTTATTTTTAATGTTACTATGTATTATATGCATAAAACACATATTTGCAAGCACCGCACTATAATGGTCCTCGGAAGTATCGCCATCTAGATACTGTTTAAAATGTCTCCTAGCACTCTCATAGATCTGATCTAAACTCTCTTTGCTTTTCATTTTGCAAAAGTTATATGCAGGATATTTACCGTCTAGTATGGGTTGCTGTAGTCGTTTGTAGAATCGTAGCAGGCTAGGTAAACTAACAGCTCTTTCAAACAAATCTAGATCTCCGGCGTATAAATCATCTATATCACATGCAATTTTTAGGGGGTCGTGGTTAAACTCGTATAGATGCGAGTATGGACTATATATGTCATATGCAGTCATATCTTTAGGCGCCCACTTACCATCATTACTGCTTTTCATTCCTCCGTCGATATTTTTTAGTATACGTTCTTTCATTGTGTTTTATTTAGGGAATACAATTTTTAATGGGTTACCCTTGTCAAGTCCGTAGAATTTAGTTCCTCCTTTGTAGAGCCCATAACAAATCTCTAGCTGTTCATCTACGCTCATATCAAGCCAGTGTTTGCCGTCCCTGTCAAAATATTTAGGATGATAATATGAACTTACTTGACATAACCCATAATCATAGTGAACGCCGCCTCTTCTTCTATACCCAATTTTACTCTTAGTTTTAGTGTCAAAAGATCCATTCTCAGTCGATAACATAAGCACAAATCTTTTGTCCTCATTACTTATATCCCATGCTTTTTTTATAACTTCATTTTTATAACCGCCATTAGGTATATAAGGATATTCATTTGACTGATTCGCTATATCAGTAGGGGTTTCTTTTTTTTGAAGTAGTGGGGCGTCTTCTACGCGCCCCCCATCCACTACTTCACTAGCGATAAATCATCTGTGCTCTTAGTACTTGCGTCCTTTTTTATAATGCCACACAAGTCTTTAGTCTCGTCGCTAATTGGCTCATTGTGTGCTAATTTATCAAATGCAAAAGAACATCTAGCAGACTTATATACGTCGTAAGCATTTGCTTCATTTTGCGTAGCACTTTCAAGTGCTAGTAGTGCCTTTTGTTTGGCTTCTTTTGCATATTGATGTGATTTTTCTGCGTTGTCAAATGTGACCATTATGCTCTTGCGACCATCCAGTTCAGTGTTCGCATATACTATTATTGCACTTGTTGTAAGTACTGCTAGTACACACATTATTGATAGCTGTATTTTGTTGTAAGTATCGTTTGTCATCTTATAAATAATTAACGAATAAAGTAAAGAACATAGCACCTATTATTATTGCACAGATAGTCGCTAGATAGTCTCTTTTTTCTATAGCTACAATAGCGAAGTACGAAAATATAATAGTTGCAAATAGCATGGATAATGGTATCAATACGTTCATCATTAGTTGTTGTGTTTAGTAAATACATAAGAACATATATAGTTATTGTTGTCAATATATGTGTGTTCAATAGTTATGCGGTTGAAGCCAAGAATCAATAGTAGTAGCATCTTTATTTTATTTGCTAGGCGGTGGAGGATCCCATCACCATAGCTATCAGTGACTATACACATAACTTCATTTTTAGTTATTTTTTTAAAAGATATGTCGTTCATTTGTGGTTAATTAACAAATAACTAGGTTATGCATTTTAATGTTTCTCTCATTTAGTACTCGTACTTTTGATGAGTAAACGCCTTCTCTATTTTTTGGGACAAAATTATTTGAATTTGTAAAGTACCCACCATACACAGTAGTACCATCTTTTCTGTCCCAAACACCACATTTTTTAGTGATTATACCATTGTTTGTGTAAACAGATATGGTAGCTAGACGTAGGTTTGTCAAATCATATTGTGATTTGATAGCCGTAGTTGGTTGTGTTGTATTTGTCATTTGATTAGTTATTATTAAATACATACATATTGTAGCAGATATTTTAAAATATGTCAAGAAAATGGACTTGATTTTTATACATTTTGTTTTATTTTATATTTTATACCATATGATATACTATCTTTTTTTACAGCAAGAACATCGTATTTATCCTTTATTAAAGCTACTTCTTCATCATATTCTTTTGGATATTTAAAAGTCGTCTTGTTAATTTTGTATAAATTCAAGTTGCTATCTATATATCCTTCAGGCCTCAGCTCTATAAGTGCCTGTTTGAGCGCATCCTGCTCATCTGTCAACTCTTGCATTTTTTGCACCAGTTCACAAAGGCACTCAGACAGATATAGCGCTTCATCTTCTGTGTCGATAAAGTCATTGTATGCTTCGTCAATACCCGCCCTAGTTGACTTTATTTCATCTACAAAAGCATTTAGCTTATCTTCGTCTGGTATATAGTCTATTTCATTTATAACTCCTTCATTAATATCTATATGCCCTAATATTACTTTATTAGGATACACACCGAAGCGTTCTTTATACAGCAAATAATACATGTGCAGTTGTTTGTGCTTTTGTACAGCCTCATACGTCCACTCTTTACCTGTTTTATATTCATATAATATACCATTCGTTATGTCAACCCTGTCTATGTACCCTAGGCACTGTACACCCGCTATTTTAGCCTCTATTTTGTACTCAAACTCATTTATATCAGTCTCATTCAGCTCTAATAGATTTGGTAAGTCGTCGTGTATATTGCTACCCTTCATCATTTGTGGGCTTGTAGGAGGCTTTATACCCATAAAATATTGTGCAATATACTCTTTTTTACCACGTCCACCGTCCCATAATGCAATCTGTGAATATGATAGGTATTCTTTTTTTATTATATTTTCAGTCATTTTTATTTTAGATTAAGAATAGTTGCTTCTTGATTTGCTGTCAAAATATACTTCACCTTTATTTTGTCAAGTATTTCTTCAGGGCTTATATCATCAGATAAGTACTTATCTAAAGTACTTGTGAATAGTGGTGATTCAAATTCTTCTTTGGTCAATGTCTTTTTATCTGTTAGCTTCTTTTTTATAGTCAATTTATCAGATGCAATATTCCCGTCGTCGTCGTCTTTGTCAATCGCTATACCGAAAAGCGCACAGATAGTATACCTACGCATATATGTTATATATGAACCGACTTGCTGTATATCAAGATTTGACATATCTATTTTATGTTCTTTTATAATACTTTGACCACTTGGTATGTGATATAGTGTAGTCTCTATACGATCAGATGACATTGACTGCATTAATAGTATTCCATTTGTGCCAAGAACAGGTGTTAGCACCTCCATTATAGCGTGTAAATCAGCGTATGTTTTTTTACCATCTTTTGAGAAACGAGGATTTATTGCGTTAGCTTTTATTTCAAGAGAAACTGATTGCTGTACCTTTAGCAATGCACCGTATATAGTATTTTCTGTAGTATTTTCTTTCATTTTGTATATTGGATTAAAAAGTAGATAAATTTTGTCGTCTAATAGTCTCTAAGCTCCTTGCTCACGTATCATCTGCCCACTTATCGTATTCTGTAGATATGTCTTCAAAGTACATCTTATCAGTTAGCTTCTTATTTATATACATAGTATCTATAAGCCGTTTTGGATTTTTATTATTTGATTGCATTTGTATTGGTTATTATTAATTACAAACTCATTATAGCAGATTTTTATAAATATGTCAAGTATTTTGACTTGATTTTTATATAGATTGTTTTATAATATAAAAAAAGGTACTATATCGCAAGTACCAAGCGTGCATTTTATAGCGTGCAAACGCTTCAAATTATGAGCTTTTTACGGTAAAAGTCAACTTCAGAGGCTTCAAAAAGATTTCTGACACAAACGATAGTTTGGTCAGATAACACTGATTTATTTACCTCTAGCAACACCATTAGTTGCTCCTGTGGGGTACAGTTTGTGAACAGATCGTGCATGCCAAAATGTATTTGGTGGTTCAAACGGATAATATTACTCGCATGGTGCACGTTAAATCCACTATCTGTACGGCTTTTAGGATATATATGGTGTCTGTCCACCTGCTGTCCCATAGCTGGATATTGGATGCGTGAAAGAGCTCTTTTCAGGACAAAAGATAATTGCTTCATAATATATATATATATTTATAAAGGTGATAAAATAATTTACGAAAACAGCATACCATATTTTTACAAAAAATGCAAATAAAATCGCTTGACATTTTTTAAAAAATAGTGTATATAGAATACGGTTGATTATTATATACCCTATACTGCACCTGCTAGTGTGGGTGCTTTATGGGTATTATATTTATAAAATAATCCAAACAGAAGTAAAGCCAATTTACTTTACAAACATAAAAAAATATGTTATATTAATTTTGTATTTAATAATAAACATACAAATGCTATCTTTTTTACACATACCAATACGTCTTATCAAAGATATGTATTCAACAGATGATGCACTACTATTGTCGTATATATATGCATCTACAGCTTCTAAACATAATAATATCCAAGAGCATATTAATGGGTACGCGTGGTGCTGGGACCCGCAACACATTATTGCTAATAATATAAATATGTCTTTATCGACACTCAAACGCTGTGTTTCTCGACTAAAAGACCGTGGTATGCTAGTAGTAGAACAATTAAACAGCACGTCGCTTGATCATACTAATTACTACAGACTAACAGACGATGCACTTGCTTATTTTTTAACTAAAAAAGATCTGGTCGATCAGTTCAAGAAGAACCAATCGATAGGTTCAAAAAGAACTGGTGATTATATAGATACTAATACTCATACTATTACTCATACTATTAGTAAAAGAAATATAAAAGAAAAAGAAAAGAAAAATACAGTCGCAACTAGCGTTGCTGATAGTGTTTTTTTAGAAAAAAATAAATTTAGCGATTTAGAGGCTTCTAACGAAAGTAATTTACAGGATGGCATAGCACTAGGTTCTGACAATAAAAATTCAATACAGACGACTTCTGATGCCATACAGGACGTATTTGAGAGGTTCTGGATGCTATACCCGCGAAAGATAGTAAAATCTGAGGCAAATAAGTTATTTCGCAAGCTAAAAATTGAAGACGCTAAAAAAATTGTAGACTATATGATTTCTGGACGCATCAAATTTTCACAGGAACCAAAATTTATACCGTACCCTACTACATTTTTACGACAAAAGAGGTATCTTGACGTATTAGATGCACCGACCATACAGCAGGTGTATGAGTTCGCAGCAAGTTTTCGAAATGATACAAAGTGGGCTAGAAGGGTTGCAGAAGACTACTGTAAATCCAATACCATAAAGGATTATCAGGACTATGTGAAGTCTTATTTCTATGTTTCAAAGTTTTAAATTATAATATATTTTATAAAAGTCAAGTCAATTTACTTGACATAATCTAAAAAATCTGCTATAATCCTTTTGTAATTAATAATAACTACTCAAATGACTACTGCTACAAAAACCAAATTCGAGAACAAGCCTCATGTAAAAGCCGAAATACTTGAAGTAAGACCTACGGGGGCTGTTAAAGCTCAAATATTGGTTGGAAGAGTTGATGGTGAGGCTGAAAAGAACTGCACATTATGGTTCGCCCCAGGAATGATAGACCAAGAGACTGGTAAACCTTTTCAATATTGGGTTCGTGAAAAGTTTAGAGATTTAAAATATGGAGAATACGGTAGTGCATATGCTCATTATTCAGTTATATAATTAAAATGGAGAATATAAAAAAAACAGCATTTATAAAGGATGGCAACGGTAAAGTGATTGAGTACGTTGGCACCAAGATATGCAACGAAGAACTTGGTGTTGACATGTACAATTGCGTTTACAGGACTCATAACGACTATATGACTATGCAGTTTATAGACGAATCATATAAAAGTATATACGAATACGACGTTGATTACGTAACGCACGACGATATATTATCCAAACTATTCACTGATGGGTTTGTACAAATAAGCCACAAGGACGGTACACGCATTGTTGTGAAAAGGAACTACGCTGGATCTGTACGAAAGTGTAGTAGCTGGACTACTTGTGATGTAAACGCTATCACAAAAGAGCAGTGGACGCTAGATGAACGCTCAGACTTACTCAAACTAGAAGGATTAGTAAATAGACTAATGCTAAACTAGTATTCAACGTCTTCACTACACGCTATGCAGTCGCTAAACCTGCACCAATCAAGATATAGAGTATTTTTAAACACAAAACAGCATATCTCTTCGTCGTATTCAATGATCGGTATATCCTCTTCACTATCACACTCTATTGTCAGTGAAACGTTGTAGACATACTCATCGCTTAAGCTCTTTTGTACCTTCGAAACAGTACAGTCGTAAACGTCGTACCCGTCAACAACATATAAAACCAAGTCAATACAGTTATTGCGTATTTCTTTTGATGATTTTTTACAAAAGCAATCACGCTCCATATATCCAGTCACGTCAACATTAGCTATTATTTTTATATTCATATCTAAATACTAGCATATTATTTGACTTTTGTCAACTTGTCTTCTAGTGCTTTTATACGACGTTCTAAGCTCTCTAAATATGTCTCTTTCACTTCTGAACTGTTTGTCGCAATTATTACACTCCATTTGTTTTTTGGTATAAATGGAGAAGCAGGTAGCACACCACTTCGCTTGCTTGTGGACATTCAACTTGGTATGTTTCTTTTTCTGTATCCATAGTCAATTTGACTACTGATTTTTTAGCATCAAAAGCGTTTTTGTCAATACGCACACCGGCTTGTATTAGACACGCGATGAGCGTATCTTCCGTGCCATCTAGGTAAATTTTGTTGTCTTGTATTATCATTTTAGCAAGTTAATTGTATTTTAGAAAATGTACCAGCCACACCGGTATTACCGTTAGTTCCGCTAGTTCCCGCTGTACCTGGATTCCCTGGGTATGGATTTGATACACCACCATTACCACCTAAACCACCATTTGCGTTATATGTAGGTGTTCCAGATTGTGTGCCAAGATGATATACATACGTCTTCATACCATCACTACCACCTGCACCACCACCTCCTCCACCACTACCTCCCCATCGCACTCCAACACCGTTATAACCACCTATAGATCCAGTACCACCAACACCCCCGTTTACTCCTACACCATTTATAGTGCTCCCCGTTATCGTCAAATTGCCTTTGCATACGATGATGAGTGGTGGTTGGAAGCCGGATAACGTCCCACCAACGCCTCCTAATCCGCCGATCGCTGGTGAGCCTGCTGAGTATCCACCACCACCGCCCGCCGCAAATGTTTTATTGACAGCACTGTCATGGCCATTTTGACCGTACGGGTTAGCCCATCCATTATCACCCCCAAACGCATTAGAATTTGTTAGGGCGGTAAATAGCGTACCATTACCGCCTAAAGAAGGTGCACCCAAAGGATTTGCACCAACATATGCTATCCCACCATTACCACCGCTACCGTGCATCCCCTGCCCACAAATACCGCTAATCGTCGGTTGACCGTGTATCGTTATGTTTTGAAAGCCACTGTTCGCTATACCACTACTGTTTATTGTTGACGACTGTATATTTACATTACCATCTACAAGCCATATCATAGGACCACCAGCTCCACCGCTGATAGTTAGCGTTTGACTTACTAAATTTATGGATGAGTACCTAAAGACATTACGGCTTGTAGTGCCTCCAGTGCTCAGTATGCCATTTGCACCGTCACCAAAATACCCGCACAACAGATTATAGCACGTTGTAGCTACCATAGTAATCTGGTTTGACTGTGTTATTTGACCTGTGCCAGCGTCATACTGTTCAACGATATATACATTATCCGCCGTTGTGCTAGGGCTGTAATCAACCCACGTCGTATATGCATACGTCTGTGTTGTCTGTATAACTCCGTTCCGTTTAATCCTATAAACACTACCAGGTGCACTTGCAGCACTTAGACCACCCACCCAGCTAAGATGATGCGGTGCACACCCGTCGTTATCTAGTATGGATAATGCAGGTAGCACACCTGGTATATCATCTAAAATATCTGATACCACATCTGTTATACACTCTTCCATTAGAGAGCAGTTGACAGGCATACATAGCTCAGCTAAAGGTGCCTGTTCTAAAACACCACCAAATACTGAACCTATAATAGCGAACCCATCACCTGCTAAATATGTTTTTATATCTTCACACGTAAATACGTTTGGTATGAACTCAAAAGCACTAGCGTTTGTAGGGAATATATACCCGCTAGTAGTATTATTTACAGCGTCTGTATATATATCGTCTATACGTATTATAAGCGTACCATCACCAGCTACCGTTGGTATAGTTATTTGACTATCAATTATAACAGGTATTATAGTAGGCTGATCAGTACCAACTACAGGTGTTATATACACAACACCAAAATATGCACTAGGTTCTATACTCCAATTAGCACCGCTAACAGATATATTATTTGCAGTATCTCCTTCTCTAACTACACGACCGCCACACCCACAAATCGCTTGATTCATAAGCAAAGAAGACGCATTCAAAAGAGACCCTGAACAGGTATTAGTACCGAAGCCACTTATTTGTATTGGTGCAGGCATTTGTATTTATATTATATATTATTTTACTGATTTATAGCAAGTTTACGAAGCTGTCTAGATAGTCTATTTTTGTATAAAAAAACATCTTTTGACAATGTCAACTTATTAGAAACACCATATTCTTTGCGTACGACCCTAAAACAATCGTCTATTTTTAAATATCTATCACAACTATTATTTACATACCTAACCTCATCTCCTACATTTATATCACAAAATGAGTATTTATAAGGGTCTAGCAGTATGTTAAACTCGCGTTGACCAGTTATGTCAAATATTGCAGTATTTAGTATTGATTGTGAGTTTGTATCAACAGCTATACCTATTGCTTCACCGTTAGGTATAGTAGGTGCGTATCCTGTAAACAAAGGATCTGTAGTCAAATTATAACCTAAAGGTGTATCATCACTGTTATTATGAGCATAGTTTGCAGTTCTAGTACCGTCCCAGTATACTAAACTATCAACTAACTTAGACGATTTATTAGTGATTGAACGTGTACATTTCTTACCGATTTGCTTAGCAATATGTAACTCACATCCGTCCAGGTACCATTCATACCCATTCTCATTTATTTCATCAAGGGTATCTGAAAATGAAGCACCCCAGCTAACTGATATATCACCAAATTCTATAATATCATCATAAACTATGTCTACACAACTACCTCCATTTGTATATCCAGGTAGCTTTAAGCCTGTAAATACAGACATCCATAGCGTGTTTATTTGATGTTCTGTTGTGTAATGCCTTGTCAAGTTATACTGTATTGTATTAGGTGTGTTAGGTGGTATTGGTGGTGTGCCCGCCTGTACAAATCCTGTCCCTGCAGGGTGTACTAATCTAAACCCATCATTACGTAATGGTAGGTTTACTGTCTGTGTAAATATACCATTTATGCTAGTGAATAAACTCCACAATCCATTTTGTAGTATCCATACCTCTACATTACTGCTTTGATATGGTAATACAGGCTCGTAAATGAAGTAAGATACTGGATTAATATAGTCTTGTGTATGTGTTATATCGTCAAGCAATGTATAGCTATGATCTAGTTTACTATAAAATAAACCCCAGTCCACACTAGTAGACCAGTGGAGCTTTGTTTTAAAGTACTCATACGCCCCTACAAATACCAACGTCCAGTACATACCATTATACTGTATAGACGCTAAAAAGCCATCAAAACACTCTAATTTACCTCTTATTATAAAGGACTTTATTTTGTTATTATCAAATAAAAAGTCCATAGACTTACAGTTATTAGCAGGTATTCTAAACTCTAAACGCTCACGACCGTGCATTTCCTGCACCAACTGTATTATTTCACCATCTAAATACCTATCCACACTACTATCATTTGTATTATAGATATATAATCTTGACATTATACTACTGTATTATATGATATATCATACGACATCAACGCACCATAGAGACCAACACTAGTAGCATCACGTAATATTAGTCTGTTCTCACCACCACATAGGTATGGGTATATACTACCAACCTCTAATATATCAGCCTCAACACCATTTAACAGCACCTTCTCATTTGCACTGCATATTTTTATAACATCGTCTTTTTTTAACACAAAATCACTCTTAAATTGAAGTCCCTCTCCAGTTGACAGATTACCAAAATATATACCTTGACCTATAATGCTATCATTTATAGCAGGCTCTCCAGACCATTTTATAGTCGCACATATAGGTACACATACGTCGCTACAACTCTCTACAAATATACTAGTACCTCCACAGCAAATAGGAGTATTATCAACACATCCGTTGCTATCACAGCAGTCTTCTACCGCCTGATTGCAGTAAACCCCCTCAGCGTCCTGCTCTTTTAAGTTATTTATATACACAGTATCTGTATTATAAAAGTAGTCTTTTATACGTATTTTTACTTCGTATTTTTTTACTAAAGCACCGTCTTCACTAAAAACAGGCTTTTGTATTATTTGACCGTACGCATATATGTTTGTAGATGGCATACAGTCGTACACAAATACGTCCGCTAGTATACTTCCCGTGCTACTAGTACCAAAGTCTATTCTAATACCATCATTATTAGGTATTGACAATACACCACTAATACTTGTATTAATATCATTGTAATAATTATACACACCGTTGACTAGGTAGTATACGCTTGCTATACTGCTACTATAATAATCGTTAAACTTTATTTGTACTACAGATCCAGACGCTAAAAAAACAGAGCTGTTATCTGTTTGATTGACTGCTAAAGTATCATTTACTACACAACTATCCCCACACTGTATATCTATCCTGTTAAACCCATTACAATCACCATTTAGCGGGTATACATTAGAGACTGCACGCATAGCATTAAACATACTGCATGTATCATAAGCAACTATGTATCCATTTATAGTCAATATAGTTTGACCACGACTAGGTGTGTTATAATAGTATCCAAAAGACGACTTCTCACTATCACCTTCAATTTCAGTATCTATGCTCCAATCAGATATACCTGTAAAGTATTGACCTTTTAAGAGCTTACCAAAACACTCACTACCATTGTCAAATCCAGGTATTGACATTAAACACGACGTGCTGTTAGTTGTGAGACCGTTGTTATTAATAGTAATCATTATCGTATATATTTATCCATAATATCATATCCACTACGCTTACTGTCAACTACTATCTTGACACCACCGTTTATACTCTTGCTAGTATTATTTGTGATACTGCTATTCTGTTGCTTTATAATCTTAGCAAATTGTAAATCTGATAGTATACCTTTATTTATAGCGTTTAGAAGACCGCTAGCACGCATTGTAGCAGATGGGTTGATAACTGCTTCATTTCTACGCAATATTGCACTATACTCCTTGCTAGAGCTATTTTTACTAGGTACGTATCCAGCATGGAACACACCAGCACCACCAACTACGCCTGATAGATCTGAGCCTCTAAGCACATTTATCTCTTCCCATATTGCTTTTATTTTTTTAGCGTTTGCTAAATCTTTATCGTACGCTTTATCAATACTATCTAAGCGTATATCAGCAAGCTCAGTTTCTACAGCCTTACGTGCATCTAGCTGTTCTTGTAGAGCTTTAGCTTCCTCTTCTTTTAGTTTGTTTATATTTTCTATTTTGTCAAGCTGTGTTTGTGCTAGTTTTATAGATTCATCACTAGTCAATGTATCCTGTATTGCTTTTATTTCATCAGCTGTTTGTAGTGCTAGTACACGCCTCTGTTCTTCTATACTAACTATTTTATCTAGATAGTCTCTTTGTGCTATTTCATCTTGCGTTAAATTAGCTTCAGTAGTAGCTTTCTGTATTTCTTGTGTACTACCCGTTTGTGATAGCAAATTCTGTATATTTTGTCGTTGTGCGAGTAATGCATCAGTGCTACCTTCAGCTATCTGCTCGTCAACATCTTTTAGTTGCTTAGCAAGCTGTAATAACCTATCCTGCCTGAGCTCTGCAGCATCTTTTGTCAAGTCTTGTAATCCTTCTTTTGTAGACGCATTAAACTCATTTTGAGCGTCTGTAAGCTTCTTTTGTGCATCTGTAGTAGCTTCTATAGTCTTTTGATACTCTTTATACGCTGTTATAGCTTCATCACCACTTTGCTTTACAGTAGCTAAATACTCCTTCTCTTGCTTTAACTTCTCTTTTGTAGTCTCTACAAACAGCTCTTGATTTTTAACTGCGTCTAGTATGTCTTTAGGTACTGAACCGTATATATCTATCAAGTCCTTCTCTTTTGTAGTAAACTCTTTTGTGAGCCTGTCAAGCTCTGTTATATTACCATCTTCTCTTGCTTTAGCTATTTCATCCTCTATCTGTACTAGTCTAGACTTGTATTCATCAAGTACTACTTTTGTGTCTTGCTGTAGCTTCTCCTTTAAAGCACCACTGCTACTAGAGCCACCGCCACCAGCACCTCCAGCACCGCCAGCACCTCCAGTAGTAGTATCTGCTGTTGGTATAGTTTGAGTTTTATTAGTACTATCTGTAAGTGCCTTTATTTTAGCATTAGCGTCTGCAGTGTTTTGTACTATCTTTTTATTAGCTTCTTTATTTACATCAACCTGATCTCTTTTTATGTTCTTAAAGGCATCTAGTATGTTATCTGCACTATCTAATACTGCACTAGCACCGTCTAAAAAGTTCTCACGTACTATATCACCTATACCATCAAATGTCCCTACTATCTCTTTAGCTTGTGGTAAATTGAAGTCTGTAAAGCCCTGTATACTAGTACTAAATGATTTAAATGATTGGTACGCGGCACTAGTATCTATTGCAGGTAGTGATATTGATATAGTATCAAGACCAAGTCCAGTTAATATGCTATTTACAGGTGCTATAATGCCTTTTATTCCGTTTATAAAGAAATTAGCTGCTTTACCTCCAGCACTTTTGAAGCCTTGTGCTATATTATTAGAAGCAATCTGTACATTATCTGATATAAACCTAAACGCGTCTCCAAATAAAGTACCTAGATTTTCACTAGCAATTTTAGCGTTTATACTTATAAACCTAAATGCCTCAGTAAAGAAATTAGATATATTACTAGAGGCATTTTGTGCATTATTAGATACGTTAGTAAACACCTGCACTACACCTTTAACAACAGTTTGTAGTATATTATAAAACACTACAGCGGTAGACTTTAGTACCTCAAAAGAGCTTATCCCAAGTGCTACTATTGCTTTTAGAGTAGCAGATATAAACTCACCAGCGGTCAATGATGTATTAGCTATTGCGTCACTAGCTAAACTCATATTTTGTGATACGTTATCTGAAGCCACACTAGATGCATCTGATACACTCTGTAATGCATCAGTACTAGCTGTAGCAGAATCAGATATGTACTGCTTATTACGTTCAGTTGCTTCAGCTATTTTAGCACTAGTCTCTTCACTAATAGCACCAAGTGTAGCTAATTCTGCTTCAGCAAGCGTTTTGAGTGCCTCCATCTCCTTTTGTGCACTACTTGCTATATCAATGCCTCCACCTAGTGATGCTATATAGTCAAATAAACCTGTTATACCCTGTACTGATGCACGTAAGAAGTTATTTAGAGCCCCTTCTCCACCGTATAATGATACAAGAAAAGAATTCCACGCCCCTGATAGCTTCTCAACATCACCTGTTAGATTATCCATCCTAATAGCTGCAAATTTAGCAGCCGCACCTTCACTATTTATGATCTGTTGCTGTAATGCATCAAAACCTGCTGCAGTATTAGCAGTCTCACCTGTTAAACTCTTTATTAATACCAATACCTCAGATAGAGCTTCATTTCCAAATATCGCAGCTAAATAAGCAGTCTTCTGTTTATCTGTCAATCCTTGTGTAGCAGTACCTACTTCTGTCAATGCCTGCTTATATCCTTTAAATTTACCATCTGCATCAAATACCTGCACATTGAGTGCATCTAAAGCAGCCTGTGCTTCTTTTGTAGGTTTAGCTAGGTTTGTCATAGACGTAGACAACGCACGTGTAGCTAGACTGCCTTTTATACCGCTATTACCAAGTACTGCTATAGCAGCGAGTACTTCATCAAGTGCAACACCTGAAGCAGCAGCTTGTGGACCTATGTACTTCAATGCCTCACTCAAATCACCAAGACCTATTTGACTAGCATTCACTGCTGTAGCTAACTGATCTGCAGTTTTACTAGCATCTTTTGTAGCAATGTTAAACTGAGCCAGCGTCGCTGTTAATATACCTCCAGTCGTCGCTAAACCTAGTATATCAGTTTGTGCTAGGTTTACTACACCAGCTAATGAGTTTGCTACATCACTAGCACTCAACCCTGATTTTGCAAGCTCTTCTGCTAAATTCGCTACTTCTTTTGTACTAAATGAACTTGATGCACCTACTGCTATTATTTCATCCTTTAGAGCATTGAAACCCGTTAAATAACTAGCAAGCTCAGATCCACTAGCACCTACAGGACGCAATACAGCATCTATAGCATCAAATGCCTTCTCAGCCTCTGCACCTGCACTTACTACACTTCTCAACCCAGCACCTACAGCGACTATACCAGCTACAGCAAGACCAGCAGGACTAGCAATAGCACCAAGACTAGACCCTATGATTGGTAGCTGTGATGCACTATCTATCAACTCATTCTTAAATTTAGCAAAGCCTGTAGCTGTTGACTTCTGTGCACGCTCCAAAGAACCCAATTGAGTTGTCAAAGAAGCTAGTGTTTTATTATAAACATCTACACTAACTTTACCACTCTTAAACTCATTGTCAAGTTGCTTGATAGCACCTTTTGTGTTATTTATATCTTTGTCAAGGTTCTTAAATACATTACCATCAATATTGACATTGTCAAGCCCATCTATACTCTTTTTAAGCTCATTGATAGCACTACGTGCCTGTGAGATGTCAACTTTTATTTCTAAATTTGTCATTATTTATTTAGTAATTTATTAAGTTCCTCTTTGCTGATTGATTTACCCTTCTTTATACCACTTGCTTCTTGTAGCTTTTCAAAGTCGTCCCGTTTCATAACTGTACCATTACTGTCTTCTCCGTCCATTTTTAATAGCATTAATCGTTTTGACACCATAAAATCAACGTATAACATATTCTTTATATCTGTAAATGACATATGTAGTTCACGCATCAAATACGCTATATCGTGGTTTTCAGTCCAAAACCCACCGTTTACGCTGTCTTTTTTATAGACTGGTAGTATTGACTGTCCAGCTTCGCTTTTTTTTTTATACACTCTAAAAAATTATCACAAAATGATTGCTTATCATATATACTATCAAACTCTTCTCTTGTTATTTGACCTATAAAGAATGGGTATATTACATCTAGTAAATTACTCATATCTTCTTTTACAGATGCCTCAAAAGTTATCATATCACCTACTGTAGGCTCAAAATCAAGTATTACAGGTAATACACGACCCCCACGTGATATTATGGTACTAATGCCATCGTGGGGTGTGTATAATTCTTTCATCTACTTATTTTTTTTAGTTTTAGCTTTAAATTTTGGAAGCTCTTTTGTCTTCACTTCTACAGTATTATTTATTTTTACAGTTTTGTCAAGTGTACTTTTTACAGGCGTATTCATAACCTTTACTCTAATACCTGCAATCATACCACCCTTTACTGCATTGCTAGTTGATGATACTGTAGATGTAGGTATAGTTGTGCCCGTCAATCTACTTTTTATATTCATAGGTGCTGAGTTGACAGATTTAGCACCACAAGTACTACACCCAGCCATTACTGTGCACGTGTTAGATAACACCACTTACCACTCTTAGATGACATTGTAATCTCAACACCTTCAATTGTATCTGTTGAGCAGTCATCACGCAATGATATATCACCACTTGGTAGTATATCAGCACAATTCAATTCAATGATATAACACGTATCTGTATCAGCAAATGATTTACCAGCTGTGTATTCAATGATACGAACTTTAGATTGAGGTGCAAGACGACGACCACCCATAGCAAAACATACATCACCACGTCGGTATGTATATTCTACACTGATAGTATCACCTTCAGCTACTACACCATCTTTAAACACTATACGTGGGTATAAATCAGCCATACTCCAATAGTAATCAGCACAATCAACTACTGTATTTGTAGTTACGTTTGTAATAACTACGTCTCTAGGTGCATAAATACCATTAGATATGTTTACATAATCAAGCTCACACAAGTCAACGTAGTACTCTGTTGAGTATGTTTGTGTAGCAATGTTATACTTGCTACAAGGCATCTTACAAGTGATCTCAAATACTTCTGTAGCGTTTATATCTGAACCCTGTAGTGTTATTTCTAAATCTGCACCATTACCATACACTAGGTATGCTAGTAGTGGACTTTTAACAGTTAGAATGTTTGTTTTAAGCTCAAGAGTTGATGTTTGCTCGCTTGGTATACCTTGACAAGGATCTGAAGTACATACCTTATCTGTAGTTTCAATTGAGTTTGTAAAAACCGTACTATTACTTGTTAAACTACCCCACGATAAGATTTGTTTTGTAGTGTCGTTAGGGAAACAAGGGTCTGGTGCATAGTATTGTAATTGTACAACAGCACCATTACGTAATATTTTTTTAGTACAGGTACTAGCACCTGCACATCCTGTTATATTTGCCATTTTAATTTAAATTAATTTTAAAATTCACTATTATTATAGCAACTAAGAGTAATATGTTGCTACGAAGTCCTGCTCTCTTACCTTTATTTTAGTATTACAGACCTCTATAAAGTCCTCTTCCCAAAATCCAGTACCACATAAAGAAGCAACTCCACAAGTATTATTTAAACATATACCATCAATAGCGCAAGCCGTTTCTTGTGATAGTACATCTTCATTATAATCAGTAAGGTTGCTAAATATCTGTATTTTAACGTCTACTCTAAAACGCTTACCACACCCTATACTTTGTGAGTTGTCAAAATCTGTGTAAAAAACTATATAAACACCTTCATGCACACCATCTAAATGAAATACAGGGACGCTTACAGCACCCTTTAGAGCCTTCATTACAACAGCGTTTATGTTCATCATAGTTTACTCTTATATTTATTATATACATTCAAGAATATCTTCTTGTTTTTAATACCTTTTTTAGCTATAGACCTTGCTATAAGAAAAGCTAATGTTCTAGGTGATATACTGTTAGTATCTATACCTTTACGCCTAATCCACTCTTCTATCACACTAATAGGTGGATATTTAGATCCAGGGCGTCTAACATATTCTATATCATCAAAACTATCTACATATTTACCGTATTCTAGCGATTGATATACCCTATACCCGTACGTTGCCTCTTCTTTTTTTATACCCTTCTTACTATCTCCACTAGCTACAGGCCATTTAGATACTATATCTAATTGTATATCACTAGCTAATTTAGAGGCATTGTCTTCTACTAGCTTTTGTAGTGCTAGTAAATCAGAGTAATCTTTATTACTTTTTACCTGCAGTTGCTTCATAGTGACTAGGGTATACTATTAAATTATTTACTATCCAATCTATACCTGCTACATTTATAATATCACCAACTACTATATCACTATCAACACAGAATGCCATAAGTGCAGTATTGCAGTCACCGCTCTTCTTTATATCTAATAATACATTATTACCAACTATATCTTGATATATTGGTTGCTGGATTGTACTACAATCATTATCCTCATAACCCACTAGTCTTCTTATACTATACTGTACACCGTAGCAGTTTATTATTTTACAAACGTCTACACAGCTATTCATATTTTATACGCTTTAGTACATCTATACGGGTCTAATAAAGCCCTCCAGTCACTGCCCATATTAGTACACGCGTCTTTAGTAGTAAAACTAATACTACCGAACGAGAAAGACCTAAAACAACAGCAATCTTCACCAGTTTCTGATTCAAAAGCCATCAGAAAAGCAATATCATACTCAGGTGCTGTAATACAAATTTGACCACAGCCGTCGTACTCAATAGCAGTATAATCAAATGCACCTAAAGGTTCATCAACTATTTGCACTAAATACATATCCTTTTTATATGTTATACCATCTAATACTATATCACTTTGTATACACCAATAGCTATACGCTTTTGCTAATGGGAGTTGAGATGTATCGTCCCAAACCCCCATATATTCTCCACAGCAACACTTCACAGGCTCACAGCAACCGTCCCCTAAGTAATTATTTAACAGGGTGCGTGCGATTCTAGCACGTTTAGATACGTCTGTCAATTCTGGATACAAAACCTGTAGTTGCTCTATCGTGTACATCTATTAGTATGCTTTTACAAATAAGAATTTGTTTTTAGGGAATACTAGCCCATAATTATAAAACATTTTGTATGTAAGGGCTCCTGTATCAGCCTTCTCACACTGAGTTTTAACACCAGTACCTACTTCATCATCGCAACTACCATCAAATAGTCTAGATGGTGCTATGTTTAGCATGTCGTAAAACTCAACCTTAGCTTCTTCGCAAGTAAATAGTATTTCACCGTCGTTTAATAATTTCGTTAGCGTAGTACATCCAGCAACAGGTATTGATAGAGTAGGTACTATTTTTACTCTAATACCTGCAATCATATCAACAGATTTGATACCATCTGTTGTCATCGTAGAGAAACTAGTGCAACAAGCACCGTTACATTCTTTTAACTTGTTTACAATCTTAGCGAACGTAGCACGTGTTAGATACATCGTAGCAAGTTCGCAACACCCTCTGTCCTCCCATGTCCCTTTTAGATCTTCTATTGCATCAAGTAAAGTATCACAATCCATAGTATCCCATGGATTATTTAGTCCAGCAGGTGTATAGTCAACAGAATCAATACCGCTTTGGTATGAAACTACTTGAGTAGTACCTGTAGGCGTTTCTATTACATAAGATACATTACCTGTAGTAATACCACCCCAAACCTGTAGAGCTGTAGACGCCCAGAACCCATCAGACAGCTGTTGGAAATAATTAGCTGCATTATTTATAAATGTAGATAGTGCAGTAGCATTTTTACAGCTACCTGCTAGTTGGTATTCTTTACGTGTTAAACATTCATCTTCATTTAGATGTATATGATGCCTAAAAGTCAACATAGGGTACTCAACTGAACCTTCTTTTAAGCATGTAAATAAAGGCGTTGTGCTTGATTTAACACTGCTACCATATTGAGCAGGTACGTCAATAGCATATTCTTGATTGCGTATAGTAGTAGCAAATATAGGTGCATTATCTCTGTTTATAAAGTCAAGCACAAACATAGTAGCACGTGATATTGGTTTCGGATCACAAATAACTTCACTACAAACGTCTGTAGTAAGCATACCAACTACACCACACTTTTCATAAAGTACGGCCATTTTATCAATTAATTGTTTACTCATTTTATTATTTTATTATGTTATACGTGTAAATCAAAAGATACTGTAGTAACACCATCTATAACGTTAGATGGCAATACCAACGGTAAATTACCAACAGAAGTCTTGTCAAACACTCCTTTTGTATAAACAGCCACTACATCGTCTTCCCCCGCAGTAGGTACGTTAGTACCAAGCGTAGCAACTACTCCAGCAAATGTACCTGAAGTGTAAGGCTCTACAGTCCCTGCATCAATACCGTGCTGTACAAAGTCTCCGAAACTAAGTACTAGAGGTAAGCCGTCTTGGTCAACCGCGATTTTATATATTTTGATAGCTGATACTATATCATCGTTTGTAGCATCAGTAATCATACCACGACCATTGCGGTCGTTAAATTTATGTGTAGAATATACCATATGTATTGTTATTATTTATTAAATACACTCTTTACGACATCTTTATAGCTTTTGTTATTAGATACTGATTGTACAGTAGCCTTTATTTGCGGTGTACTGAACCTCTTTTGATGCTCTAATAACTTGATCTGCTTGTCGTAATCCAGATCTGCTATATCATTAGCGTATTCTGAAGAGACGTATTTTTTAAGCTCTTCAATCTTAGCTAATTGGTCCTCCTCTATCTTCTTTTTATAAAAAGATAGCGTTTGAGCTTCTTCTTTAGCACTATTGTATAAAGCTTCTGTAGTTTCGTACTTTACACGATACTCTTCTGCTATATCTTTTAGCTTAGATAGCTCCTTCTCAACTCTACCGCTATGCGTTTTGATGCGCTGTAGCTCTTTTAGTAGACCTTCATCAACAGGGGCGTCTACACGTGCTTCTACAGGTTGCTCTACTGCTAGAGGGGCTGTATCTACAATGGTGTTATCATCCATAGTGTTATATATAGGAAATACTATAATATATTAGCATAAATAGTGAGTATAATACTAAAATATATATATAAAACATTATATATAAAAATCAACATGGAATAGTTGACTTTTATTTTGGAATCTGCTATAATGTTTGTGTAGTTTAATACTATAGTCTGACATATGCTATATATGTAAGTAATCCTTATAGGAAGGTAGCGACTACTACGGTAGAAAGGCTCCTATCACTGCGTATAAACAGTGCTAAGCAACAGAATGTGTATAACGCTCTGAACGCTGCGAATCCGAAAGGACGTGCAAAGCTAATAGATTATATAGATATTTATAAATAGTATTGTGAGAGGCTATCTTTCCTATCATATATATGAGTTAAATTGTATATATGAGATAGTCTCTTTCAGTATTATTTTAGTTTGAAACCAAATCCTGAAATAACAGGTAGGCGTCCGTACTGGCTTAAATACTAGTCAAAGGTCTTTTTATAGATGATGGTACGGGTTGCGTGGGGCAGTTGCTCTGGGGGCTGTATATTAGATGTTAAAACGTATGATAACTTATGCGGATAGTAATAATATACTGCTAGTTTCTCTTACTCCTTTAGGGGGGTAAGGGGGGCTAGACAGTTTATAGTACTCCAACATGTCGGATAGTATATATCACTTGACATAATCATAATGGTCTGCTATAATGTTTACATGAAAGAATATATATACAGCATCGTATCAAGCATTAATGTTAGTTATAACAAGCTACAGGCAATGATGTACCTTTGTGATTATAACATACATAAGTCAAATGGATATACTATACTAGACGATGTGTATATAAAGGACAATTTAACAACTAGGGTTGATGGTGTTGATGTATATATCAATGAGCTCATAAAAGAAGGGCACATTGTATATAAAGAAGGTGTTTTTTATAAATCAAAAGATATGGACGTAATAGAGATACCAAACAGTGCATTGGTACTAATAGAGTATATGTGTAGTAATAGCAATAATAAATCTACAGTTGAGCTTATGGATATAATAAAGAATACACAACCCTTTATAGATGCTATAGAGGGTAGGTTTATAAAAATATCATA